AGATTGCCTGTTAGTTCTCGTCTGTCAGTGATGTGGAGGGTGTTATTCGAGCTATTACGGTGAACCGTCGCGATGAACAAGTTTGTATTGTGGTCCGTGCGCTCGGTCGTGGTTCCGATGACTTGGGGGGCGCCCGCGTTGTACTCGACGTAAATGTAAGTGATGTCGTCAACGGTCGGGGTAATGGGGGTCGACGACCAGTCAAAGGAGAGACAGTTCGCTACGTCGGAATCCGTCGCCCGGATTCGCCCCGAGCCTGCGGCGACCGTAACCGTGCCGTCCCCGTCGTCCGCGACGGTGCCGCCAGTGATGACGCCAGTTCCGCCCGTTACGCTGAGATGCTCGTAGAGGTTATCGTAGGTAGGGGAGCCAATCTTACCGCTAAGGTCAATCTCAGAGGCTTCGTAGTCGCCCGCTGCGGCAACGACGGCGCCCGTTCGCCCGAAGACGGAGGACACTGCGCCTCCGCCCGAGGTCATGTTGAGCCACGACGCGGCGCCCGCGGTCGCGTCCATCAAGATGTATGCGGCTTGCGTTGCGGAAGTCTTTACCCAGAGCGTTCCGACTTCGTAGCCGTCAAGCTCGTCGTCGTTGACGGTGGGGGCGCTTGCGGAGGAAACTGCGGTCGTTACGTTCCCGAGTTGGACCCACGTCGGGGTCGAGTAGTTCGCGAGAACCCAGTACGAGTTATCGTCCGTCTGTCGCGCGACGGAGCCCACGTCATCCGCGTCGAGTAGTAGCGCGAGACGCGCCGCTGCATTAGCGACCGTCCATCGAACGATGGAGCCAACGTCTACGCCTGTAAGAAGACGGTGTCTTCGAGTGCCAATCGCCATGTTCTAGTCCGTGTCCACTGTCACGTAATCAGCACTCTCATCGGCGACGGGAACATCGTCCTCGTCGACCACGTATTCTTGAGTGTCGATATTTACGTATTTGATGTAAGAGCCGTCGTGGTTATCGTCGGTCGTGTACGCGCGAAGCCCGAACGCGATGTCCATATCTGTCTGAGATACCATTCGCCCCGACCAGATGTAATCCGAGTCGACGAGTTCGTCCGAGTCGATGTACGCTAGGTCCGCGTCGCGAAGGTCGTCCATCGCAGATTGGGAGTGCAGCGCGACTCGGAAAGTCTCCGCGTACTGCCGCGCGCTAGAGCCTAGCGCCTGCGAGAAGGCGCGGAAGGAGAGGCGAAGGACAAGCCTCCGCACGCCGACCACAGTAACAGAAGTGGAGTCGGTGTCAAAGTCGTAAGTCTGAATCCGCTCGTCGTGTCCGGCTTTCGTGATAGCTCCGAGGTATGCCAGGACGTAGGGCTCCGCGTGCGCCTTTTGAGACTGACGTCCCCACTCGCACGGGATTCCCGAGTATGTCTCAACCCACGTAGTCAACGCGGTTTCGATAGCACCTAGATTCATGCTCTACTTTACCTCGTAGCGAATCGCGTCGATGAGGGTTTGCGTGTCGATGAGGGGAGTGTCCCCGTGTTTCTGCGCGAGCGTCGAGGGGGCGTTCGGCGGGGGAATCCGTTGCTTGATGCGACGGATGATAGCTTTTCGATAGGCGGAGCCGCGTTTGGTGAGGGCGGTTCGCATCGCCTCGTCTGTCATGAGAACTCGGAGAACATCGTTCCCGAGTTGCTTCGCGATGTTGTCGATGTTCCCGTCGACCCAATCACGAATGAACGAGCGCGCGGGAGTTGTGATGGTCCCGTACTCGTTGAAGAAGGCGATGTCGCCGATAGGCTTCCCGTCCTTAGGGTGCGGGGTGTCCGCGGTCGACTCCATGATTCCAACGCGGAGCGTGGGTTGCGTCCTCGAAGATTCGTTCTTCGCGTCTGCCGCCCAGTGGTCGATTTCCTTCCAGAGGGCGCCCTTCTTCGCCATTACAGAATCATCCCTCGTCGAGCGACGAGCGGAAGTATCTCCGCATCGAACAGCTTCGAGTAAACAGATTGTCCGTCGTCGTTTGTAAGTTGGAGTTGTTTCCCGAAGGGGGAGAGGGCGAGCAGATGCGCCGCCTTGTACCCGACCGCCACGTTGTAGAGGTCGTTATCGGCTTCGCCGAAGGCGTCCTCGTCGAGCATCGCTTCCGCTTCCCCGAGCTTGACGTTGACGTATGCGTCCGTGAGTTCGGAGAACTCGGGGAAGTCCGTCTTGAACTCAGATGCAGTCGGGGCAGCCATTATCCGGCGTCGGTCGCGGTTACGAGGGCGGTCGCAGTGCGCGCGACTTCGTCCGCAGCGATGGTTAGGTCGAGTTCGGCGTCGGGCTCTGCCGCGATTCCGATGTAACAGGTAGTGACGGAGTCGACGTCAGTAACAGCGTCCACGGCGGCGGCGAGGTTCGACTGGTCGACGTCCGCGCCGGTGACGAGCGCGTTGATGTGCGCGACGACGGCTGCGATGACGGCTGCGGTAGTCGCTGCGCCGGTGTAGGTCACGTCTACGTAAATCGGAACGATGGTCGGCGTGTCGAAGGTGATACTGTCCGTGACAGTGTACGCGCGCTCGGAGGCGCCGATGGTCAAGTCGGTCGTCTCGCCCGTCGGGTTCGCGTCGAGGGAAAGCTCGAAGGTATCGGTCGTCAGTACGGTCGCGAGAGCGGTGATGGCATCACTCATCGCGGAGGCGTCGACGTCCGCGCCAGTGGCGAGCCCGTTCGTGTAATCGAGGATGATGTCTTCGACGCTCGCTTCGGTCACGGCGGTCGTCGTCGCGGGGGTCACGACAACGTTGTACGTAATAAGCTTCGCCGTGTAGTACGGGTTCGCTGCGCGAGCCGCGTCTGCGGTCGAGAGCCCCTCATCCTGGAGCGAGTCGAGCAGAGTTACGCTCGAAGAGACATCGTTGTCGAGGGAGCGCCGTTTGAGTGCGGCGATGTCCGCGTTGTCGAGAACGGTCGAGTAAACTTGAGTCGGAGTTCCGATAGCCATGATGGGGAGTTCCTGTGTTGGTAAGGGCGAAGGGTGGAGAGTTGGGGCGTGTTACCTTTTCACGGGGCGCGAACGATTGGCTCGCGCCGCGTAAAAAAGTGATGGGGGAAACCGAAGGAGGAAGGACACACAAAACCGCCTCCGGCTCCCCATCTTCACGAGGTGAGTTGAAGTTATGCGATTTGAATGTCGGCGAACGCCATCGCTAGCGGGTAGCGCACGACGGTTCCGAACGACTTACCACGCGCCTGGACGGTGTAGGTGAAGCCCTTCTTATCGGCGGCAGCCTCATCGTACATAAGCGGGATGATGTGCTCTGCGACAGCGGAGCTACGTTCCCACGCGATGATGCGGTCGTGGTTCGCGGCGGCGCCTTGCCCGGTAAGAGAAACCATCCGACGAACCTCGACGCCCGGCATATTCTTACGGAAGGCTTCGAGGACAGTCTCGGCGGTTCCGTCCGCGAGACGAGTCGAGGTGATGAGGTTCCAGATGAACGGCGAGACGAGCACTTCGGTCGCCTTGTGGAGCGACGAAGAGTTGTCGTCGACGTGATTCACGAGGTCGACGAGGGTGCTGTACTGCCCGGTAGCGGTAACAGTCGTCCAGTCGTCATCGGTCACGTTCGCAGTCTCGTCGGGAATGTTGGCGTCGTTGAAGAAGCCGGTCGCGACAGAATGGTCGGTCGAGCCCGTCAAGCCGTGGTCGTTGATGGCTTGCGCGATAGCGCGAGCACAAGCGCGCGCCTTGCTAGCGGTGAGGTCGTACCCACTCGCAGCGCCACGCTCGCCCTCGCCGATGGTGTAACGGTAGCCAGCGCCGAACTCCGCGATGAGGCGGGTATTCGAGGCAAGGCTCGCGTTTACCAGCGGAGCGTCAGTCGAGTCGTCGCGCATCAGCTTCGCATTACCAGTCTTCGTCTCGACGTAGTAGGTCATCGAGGTCGCGCCACGGTCGAACGACATCCGAGTCGGGATGACGCTAAGCCCCTCAAGGTTCTGCGAGAAAAGTTCCTCGTAGATGACCTCTTCGGTCGCCTCAAGTTGTCCGCGAGTGAAAACCACTTCGCCAGCGTCCGCGCGTAGACCCTTCACGGCGCACAGTTCGCGCAGCTTCGAGTCAATGCGGTCGCTAGCCGCCTGCAAATACAGTTCTTTAGTTGCTTTGTCCATTGTAGTAAACTCCTACGCCTTATCAGGCAAAGGCTCCGAGGAGCTTGATTACGCCGACAGAGCCCGAAGCGGTCGCCGTCTTGAAGACAGCGTTCGGGAGGACGGTCGCGCCCGCGTCAGCGGTGCCGCGCACGGCGCCAGTGGTGTGGACGAGGTAAACCTTTCCGCCCGCGAGCGAGTTCGCAGCCGTCACGGTGACGAAAACTTCGCCCTTCGTGCAGATGCGGACAGCTTCGCCGTCGGTGTACGACGCGGAGGTGCGGTAGGGGTCGAGGATAGCGATACCCACGGGGGTATGCTCGGTTCCGTCGACGTCGTTCGCGCCGTCAGGGAGAGCGCAGGTGGTCGAGGGATTGGTGTCGCCGGGGCAAACGAACAAGCCAGGAGCAATCGTCTCCTCCGCAAGTCGCGAAGTAAACTCGGCTCCCTCGGTGGTCGCCATCTGCCCTGCAAGCCCGTCCGCGGGTGCCGCGGAGACGCTAGTCTGAACTGCCATGATTATGTTCCTATGGAGTTGGGGTGTTTTGTGTTAGGTGTACCCGCTTCGGGAGCCGAAGCGGTGTTTTCTTTAGGGGAGCTTCGAGAGAAGCCTCGAACGAAAATCGTCTTCGAGCTTCTTCTCGGGCTTTCCGACAATGCGCTCGCGGAACGCGGCGCGTGATTCGGGGGTCGAGACGTCGACCTTCTTGTCGGGCTCGGGGGTCGCGGCTTTCACTGCGGCGAGAGCGGCGGCGACAGCCTTCTCGACTGCCTCCCCGATGAGTTTGTTGATGTCCTGCGGAGCGGGGGGAGGAGGGGGCGAAGGCACAGGAGCGGGAGCCGGGGCGGGCGTGGGCTCTACGGGGGCTGCTGCTGGCGCCTCGGGAGCCGCGGGGGGAGGTTCCGGGGCGGGGGGAGGCGAGGGTAGCGGGGCGGGGGCGGGAGCCTCTGCGGGGCTCGTAGGGGCTTCGGCTGGCGCCATCCGCGCCTGGAGTGCTTTCGTCGCCTCGACGAGCGCCTGTACTGCCTCGACGGTGGCGGCGGGTTTCTTCGCGTCTTCGGTCATAGGGGTGTCCTTCCCTTGGTTCATAGTTTCGTCAGAGCGTCCGCGAGCTTGCGGAGCGCGAGATTCAGGGGGTCGATGCCCTCTGCGAGGGAGTCCATCCGGAACGCCTCGAAGTCGAGGTTCCCGTCGGAGTCCAGACGCAACGATACGTCGCGTCCGAGCCTCGCCCATCCTTGGGGACCCAGAGCGGCGTGATTGTAGACAATGTTCGTCTGGAGGAAGTCTGCCTCCTCGTCGGACGGGAGCGCCTCGACGGGGTCCATCGAATATCCTAGCGAGACTTCGACGAGCTTGCCTTCCTCGACCATCGCAATCGCGCGAGGGTCGTGTAGCTGTAGAGTGCCTTCGACGTAGGGAGCCTTCGCGTCAACGCGAATCACGTTTCCCACGGCGAGGTGATGCCAGTTCGAGAGGTCGACGAACATTGACCTCGGATGGTCAATGGTAACAGGCACACCGACGAGGGAGTCGAGGGAGTCGGGGCGAAACACTTCGGAGTCGCTTCGCCTCTCGCGAACCGTCTCGGTTCCGAACTTGTACCCGAAGACGCCCGTCTTCGTCAAACGACCGTGGACACGGAGCGCCCCGTTCGAGGTTCTCTCGGAGGCGTCGATGCGAAAGCAGGTCGCGCGTGTTTTCTGTGACATCATATTCTGTGACATGTAGTGTATGGTCACACTCTGTCAAAAAAAGGGGAGGGGGCGAACACGGAGGGGGGTGAGTTCCGTGCTCGCCTCCCCCGAGGGAAGACCCAACAAACCAACCCCAAACCAACTAAGGGGCGAAGATGTCCGGCACTAACTTTACAGAAGGGCGCCGGTTTCCCTTCAAACCGAGAGCTACTCGGGCTCGGACAGCTACTCCGAGAGAAATAAGGCACCGTCCCCGAGGACCCGCTCGACGCGCCGAAGCGGTCGTAACGCAGCGGGGAGTCCCGTCGCCAGACTCCCCTATGCACACGGGCGTCGCCTTCTGCACTACTGGCATCGTCGACCCGCCCGGTGGACGGCAAAACTTTGAACGCAGCCCCGAGGAGGGAGGCTAAGCCTCGCTCTCCCCGGTCGACTCTGCGAAAGATTTTTTAGGAGCGAACTAGTGCCTCTCCATTCTAAGCATACGTAGAACCCGAGGATTAAGCTAAAAAAGCTAAGGATTTCAATGCTAATCGTCAGTGATTTTTGAGAGCTAGCCGCTCGACTGCCTCGCCGAACTTCCACTGCGAGGGTCCGGGGTCCCACGGAAGCCCCGCCTTCGTCACTCGCGCCAGAGGGTGCGCGTCGGAGTGAGTGATGACGTGGTACGGGTCGAGGGGAATCCCGTACTTGTCCCCGAGGTGTCTGACCATCATGCGGAGAGCGGACCACGCTGCGGGGGTCCAAGCCTCCCGAGCGCCCGCACGGGGCGGGGCGACCTCGATTCCGATGGTTAGCTCGTTCGCGGAGCCATCTCGCCACAGGGAGCCTCCGAGGAGGTCGCGGGGGCTGCGACAGCCGGGGAACCGCTCCCGAAACCAAGAGAGCCCCGAGGGGTACGGCTTCGCCCATCCGGGGAGCTTATACTTCCACGCGCCCGCGGAGCCTACGTGCCAGGCGACCGTCATGGGGTCGACGAGCTTGCACACGATTCCCCACTCGCCGTCTACGAGGTAATGGGGCGCCTCCTTCGAGATGCGCTCGTACACGTATCTCGCCGCCGCGTAGGGGTTCCCGAACGTGTCGGGGTGTTCTTGCCAGCGATTCCAGGGACCCGCGCCCGTCGTGTGTATCACGATTCCCCGAGGCTGCACCTTCCGGGGGCGAAGGACCTTCAAACGAGTCGCTAGCGCCTCGCCCGAGTCGATGATGAGGGTCGTCATCTGGCACTCCTCCGTCCCCATTCGATGAACGCGAGGACGATGATTGCTGCAACTAGGGTCGTTGAGGTCACTTCGCCCGCCTGTCTCGTCGAGCTTCGGCGATTACGAAGGGGAGCACGATTGCGGTGGGAAGCGCCGCCGCCGCCCATCCGAGCCATGTTCCCACGACGGGAACAGAGCGGAAGGCGAAGAAGAAGATGGCGGAGAGCGCCGCCCATGCGAGCGAAAGGATTGTCCACTTCATGGAAGCCTCCTCGCCCAGATTCCGAGGGCGCACACGAGACAGATGAACGCTAGGACGAAGGGGAGAAGCTCGGGGGAGTTCATAGCGACCTCCGAACGAACGCCCGGTGAAGGGACGTCTTCTCTTCTCGTCGAGGGCGGTACGCGCGGAGCGCCTCGGGCGCATCTTCGAGAACGTTGAACGTCCCGTCCGAGTTGAACACGAAGAGGACGTTCCGATGAACGGCTTTCGGCGAAGGGATGTCGTAGCCCCTTCCGGCTTGCGAGGCTCGCATTAGACTTCGCCCGCCGGGGTTGAGAGGAACTCGTCGAGAAGGATTCCGAGCGCTTCTCGAAGCGCGCGCGCCGCCTCGAAGTCGAGGGACATGAAAGCCCCTTCGTTGTCTCCGTTCGCGATGTTGATGAAAGCGACCGCTCCCGCCTTCGGGTTGTCCGGACAGAGGGTCAGGATAGTCGTCGACCCGTCCTCGTATGCCTCGACGTCTTCGATGATGAGTTGCCTCTCGGACAAGTCCTCGAAGTCGTTTCTGATAACTGGAGTCTGCGTCATTGTGTGTCCTATCTGCGGGGGCTTCCCGCGAAACTTATCTGTGAACAATCTCGACGAGGGAGAGTTCCTCGTGCTCGCGAAGGAGTTCGTCGAGACGACTTAGCGCCTCGAAGCGCGTCTCGAAGGGCTCCACAGTGGGGCTCCGTTCGCCCTCCGTCGGGAGGATATAGACCAGGATGTACGCGGTCATCTGCCGCGCCTCGCGTGCTTCGACGCCTCGATTGCGGCAATCTGTCGCTTCGCCTTCTCGGGGGTCGGATGACATCCTAGAACCTTCCCGTTCGGCTCCTCGACGCAGTACACAGTTTTATTGTTCCGTTGTCTCTTCTTCACTGCGAGGGGCATCTGCTCCTCCTTTCACGAGGACAAGCCCCGGGGTCGTCTTCTCCGGCATGGGCGCCGTGAACCCTATCGCGAGCCCCGTGGGGTCGCTCTGAATCTGCATCGACCAGCCGCATCCAAGGGAAGTGCATCGCCACACGTAGGGCGCGTAATGCCTCGGGACGGTCGTCGACCGCCCTCTCCCGCAACCGGGACAGACGAACTTGAACGGCACTTCGCCCTCGTCGAGAGGGTATTTCCGGATTCTGGACAAAGGTGTCCCTTTCTTAGGCGATAGGAGAACGTCTCCGCTCTGCGGGGCGCCGCCTGCGGCGACCTCCGGGATGAGGGCGCGGCTCTTATCTGTCGTCTCCATTCTTAGCATACGTAAAGCCTTCGCCCTTCGCCCACTTCCTGAACAATATCAACGCTAATGTCCAGTAACGGGATTGTGTCAAAATAGACACATGCTCCGTCGCCCTTCGGGGACATGTTGCCCCTCGAAGGGAGCGAAGCTCGTCGAGACTGCCTCCGTCGCCTTCGCCATCGGGGAGGATTACAGTGAGGGTGCAGAGGATATTACAGCGAGGGTGCAGAGGAATACAGTGAGGGTGTTGGGGGTTCATCCAACCCACCTCCCCGTACACCCCCCCACAAAAACCTACACCTCCCACACCTCCTCACCTCGACCTACATCGCAATCGTTTCATACTGAACAAGCCTGTCAAAAAGCGTGCCACGCAGGGGCGAAGCTGCGAAGGTGCAGCTCGTCGAGGGTTGGCACGGAACTTGCTTGCAGTGTGCGTCGATGTAGGTGCGGAACCTCGGCTCCCGAGCGCAGCGAGGGGGCTGCATTTGTGCTGGCACGAATCTTGCACGCCGTCGAGGGCTGTTCAGGTGAGGCGATGTAGGTGCAACTTGTTGCGATGTGGGCGCGTGTAGGTGCGGCACCCCACCCCCATGTAGGTGCGCGGGGGGGAAGGGGGCTCGCCGACCCCCCGAACGCGCACAGGATTTTTTGAGAATCCCGTTCCAGTCTCACGGTAACGCCCACCGAGGCAAGCGCCCTTTACTTCCGCCCCTCCCGAGTAAAGCTCCGTTGCCTTGCGTCCCCGTCGAGGCATCCCTCCTCGTGCCTTCGCCCCCCGTGGGGGAGGGGGCGCCAGCACACGAGGCACGTCCCGCGGCGGTAGCACTCCTCGCAGAAGGCGCGCCCGTCCTCTTCGAGGAGGGCGGGGAGCTCTCCGCAGTTCGAGCAGAGGGGAGGAGGCGGCTTCGTCATGGCGGCTTCTGGTAGCCCCGGAGAGGGCGGGAGGGGAGGGGGGTAGCTAGGGGACTAGCGGCGGGGTTGGGTTCGCCCCGCAGCGGGCGTTCTGAGGGCTGCGAGCGCGAGGCGCAGAGCGAGGCGCCGGAAGGGGGCGCGGTAGCGGGGGTTCGCTCGGAGCCACTCCCCCCAAGTCACGCGGAGGGCTCCTCGTCGAAGTTGAGGGATAACTGTTCGACGACAAGCTCCTCGTCGAAGTTGAGGGATAACTGTTCGACGACAAGCTCCTCGTCGAGTGCAGCCTCGCGCAGAGCGGCGCAGATGCGGAGGAGCGCGTCGAGGTCGCTCCCCTCGATTGTGAAGGTCACTTTCGTTGACATGGCGGCGGTCCTTTCAATAGCAGAAAGCCCCCCGGCGAGTTGCGCCGGGGGACCTTCAGGGTTCAGCGGTCCGAGTTCTCGGGGTCCGCGGAGAGTTGGGGGGAGGGGCGAAGTCCCTCAGAGGGAGTTCTCGAACACCGTCTCCGTCGAGACGGGATGCAGAAGGTAATCGCTCGCGGTGATGTCCGCGAAGATGTCCCCCTGTCGGTTCCGCATGACGTCGATGAGGACGTGGTCGAAGCCGTCGTTGATGAGGTCGACGGCGGCGTCCGCGACGTACAGGCGAAGGGCGCGAGAGACGGCGAGGTCAATCGAGTCTTCGATGAGGGTCTTCGTCGCGGAGAGCGACTCGAAGCGAACCGCACCCTCGTAGCCCCCGAGGTCGAAGTTGATGAAATAGAGGGGGTCGCCCGAAGCGGAGCGGGAGACGAGGACACTGACGCGGGAAAGGGTGAAGGTGGACATATCAAACTCCTTTGTTGGTTTGGAAGGTGTAGGTAGCGACGATGGTCCAGAGGGTTTGCGGCTGCGCGAAGATTTCCGATTCGCATGAGGCGCAGCACACGACCTCGACCGCGCGTTGGCGTTGACTCATCTTCGAGCGGGTCCGGAGGGGCTCGTAGCGAAGGAGAGAGCCGAAGGCGACAGGCGCATCGCAGAGAAAGCAACGCGCCGCGCGACTGGTTTGGGTTGGGGTGCTTGGATTCTTGTTCATACCCTCACTCTGACGGACGGAACGGGGGGCGGCAAGCCCCCCGATGTCGATTTGTGGGTCCGTGTAGGACATCACTCCCCCCGACCCCATCCGCCCCGCTTCGCCTCGACGAGAGTCGATATGGCGAGGGACGCTCGGGGGGGAGTGTCGAGCCTATCAGCACTTTTCGTCTGCCGCCTCACAAAAATCGCTGAGGGAGAGGAGCCCCGTCCGCTCGTCGATGAGGTCGAGGAGGCTCGCGGCGTGAACCCCGAGGAAGCTCCGCTCGACGACCCCGTCGCGGAGGAACTTGACGGAGTAGAGCCCGGACGCGAGGTCTAGGGCGATGCGAACGTGCGAGACTTTCGCGGGGTTGCGGCGCACGTTGAAGGTGAGGGAGTTCGCGGTGAAGACGAAGTCCCTCGCCCCTAGCGCGCGGAGCGCTGCGGGTCCTAGCTCGTACTTGATGTCAGATGCGATAGTCATGGCTGTCTCCTACAGTTTCAGGGTCCAATCGGTGAACGAGGGGGCGCGGTCGACATAGCTGGAGAGGTCCTCCTCGTACACGGCGAGGGCTCCCCGGCTTCGCCCCGTGGAAGTGAAGGGTTCCCGCGCGAGGCGCTTCGCGTCCCCGTAGGAGAAGCACCATCGGAGGCGATGCTCCCGCCCCGAGACTCCCTGTCTCCAGGCAACCCCGAGGATGGGGTTCCCCTCGGGGGTCCGACGAAGCGCTTCGGGGTAGAAGACGAACGAGCGGCGCTCGGGGGCGTAGCGGTCGTGGTCGTAGCTCTTGACTTGGAAGCGCCCGATGTCTGCTCCGTGGTTCCCGTCGTGGACGTCGAGGTCGGGGTCGGGCAGTCCGAGGAGACGCGAGACGTAGAACTCCGAGAGGGCGCCGTCGATGAGGCTCCGCGCGTAGTTCTTCGCGGCTTCCCAACCCAGACGGTACGGACGTGTCGCGAGCTTGTCCTCCGCGAAGCGCTCCGCGAGGCGCCCGTGCTCGGGGAGAACCGCGAGAACAGGCGCCCCGTAGATGCGAACGATGGTCATCGGGGGAGACTCGACCAGGTTTGGTAGAAGTCCTCGGTCGCTTCGAGGGCGCCGACTACCGCGTAGAAGAACGCCTCGGAGAGAACCGCGATGCGGACGCAGACGGGGAAGGGGAGCCCCTCCGCGTAGATGTCGAGGGGGTCGGGCGCGTTGAGAACGAAGTCCTCGAACCAGTCCCCGAAGTGCAGCCGCGCGCAATCGTAACGGTCGTCCTCGTCGCTCGTCGGGCGAACGTCCGAGATGTCCCACCGCCCCGCGTCGGCGGAGGCGTTCCAGGCGTCGAGGGCATGGTCGACGAGCGCGTCGTCGTCCATCTGGAGGAGTTGTCCGAGTGTCTTCTTCATGGGGTGTCCTTTGGTTAGAGGTAGAGTGGAACGATGCCTGCGTCTGAAACGTGAACTGCGGAGGTCGTGAAGCCTCCGAACCATGCGTGAACATCTGCGCCCGTGGCGTCGAACTCGACGTCGACAAGCTCGCAGGGGTTCGAGAATCGGTCGGTGATGAAGAACGCGAGGCGCGTTCGCGTGTTCTCCCCGAGCCCGAGGATGCGGAACGCGTGCGCGAGAACCTCCGCGACTGTCTTGCCGTAGTGGTCGGAGGAGTCTTCGCCGTTCTCGACGGAGATGCGGAACCCGACGGGGGTTCGATTGATGGTGAAGGCTTTCGTCATGGTGTGTCCTTTCGTTAGAGTCCTCTTACAGTGAATACGCGAAGTTCAGGATTTCGTCGAAGGTGCCGAGCGCCCAGTCGACGTCATCGCCGTTGCCGCCGATTCCGAGAACGGAATCGATGACGTTCTGGCGAAGGCTCTCGTAGGCGTCTTGGCTATCCACGAAAAGCGCGTTGCCCATCGCGATGTCTTTGAGTTTTGTTGTTTCCATACCCTAACTATAGAGCTCCCCCGGAGGGGCGTCAAGCCCCTCGACGAAAAAAGTTTTCGCACGCCTTTTCGAGCGCGATTTCAGCCTCCCTCTCCGACTTCCGCGGTCCTCCCCGCGTCCTGTACCAGCGCCAGACAGCCTCGACGAGAGCCTGTCCGGAACTCACTCCGCACCGTCCGGCTTGAGGTCATGGTACGCCTGGTCGAGCGCGTATGCGAAAATCTTCGCGCCCGTGCTGCCGTGCTGGAACAGAAGGTCGATTTCGCGGAGCAACTCGCGACGAACCTCCTTCCAGTTTCCGTCGTAGCGTTCGACGTATTCGTTGACGCACCTTTGCGCCGTCTTCGCGTAGTCGTTCATGGGTCTAACCTCCCTGCCCTGTATGCGGCGACGACACACGCTGCCGCGTCGAGGATATGTGGCTTCGCCACGTTGCGCGAACTCTGAAGAAGAGTGGAGAGTTCGGGATAACGTTCGAGGAGATGCGCGTGAACACTCTCCTCGCTCGGGACGCGTCCGCTCTTGATTCCGAGGACGTCCTTCCTGATACGCTGCGGCTGCTCGACGACGACGACCTCGGGGAGCCATCGCGCGAGCAACGAACCGACGACTCCGTTCGCCGCTCCGAGCTTTACTGCGGCTTGTGTGTGTCGAGGGTAACTCATGCCTTCGATGCACACGGCGAAGATGTCGCAATCGTACTCGCGCCCCTCCTCGACGAAGTAGATGAGGTTCTCCGCGATTGCGCTCGCGCGCATCGTCAAGTCCGCTGCGGCGGAGAGTTCATCACACTTCGTCGTTGAGATGCAGCCGACCCTCGTGAAAACGACGTCGTCGATTTGACGGGGTATGCTCGCGATGGCGACCCCGAGGCTTGCGAAGCCGGGGTCGAAGCCGATTATTCTCATGACTGCCTCCCGCGTAACCAAATCCGCTGTTCTTCTGTCCACTCCCGCGGTCGCTCTACGAAGCGGATGACCACTCCAGGGGAGGAGTTCCACTTCCGGATAGTCGTCTCCAGATGGTCGACCCGTGCCTTCGCCATGTCGAGGTCGAAGTAGACGTTGTCGATGATGTCGTCTTGCTGCTCCGACTTGTAGGTCACGATATAGATTTTCAAAGCGAGTGTCCTTCCTCGACGGGGGCGTCCTTCCGGGGGCGAAGCCCCGCAGCCGCCCGCAGAGCCGCGGCGCGGGTAGCGAAGCACAGATGTTCGACGGGGTCCCCGAGTCGCCAGAGAAACCGCTTCTCGGAGCCGCGAGGCGCCTTCCACAGGAACAGTCTCGCCCCGTTCGAGTTCTCGACGAGCCACACGGGGGGTTTCCGTCGGACGCGCGTCGTGAGGACGTCGAGCCCGAACGCCCGCTCGACCCCGACCCTTCGCCACTTCGTCACCTTCGAGAGCCACTCGGTGCGCTTGCGTTGTCTTGTGTTACCCATGATTCACCTCGTAAGTGCCTTTAGTTGCGCGAGACTCTCTCGCATCTCCTCCCAATCTTCGACGAGCGGTTCTGGAATGTATGAGTCAGGAAGCCGCTCGACAAGTTCCCGAGCATGTTTCGCGATTCTCCACAGTGCTCGAAGCCGTTCAATATCGTCTGTTCTGAGTTGCATGTTTCACTCCGTAATCGCGCGGAAGAAGTCGCGCTCTTGACTTTGTAGGTTCTCACAAACGCCCCGAGCCTTGCGGGTCGCGGTCGTCCTCGACATTAGACTCGGGTTGATGTCCTCGACGAGCGCCCCGATGCAAGCGCCCATTCGAGTCGATTGCGCCGCCGCGGTTCGATGAACTCCCCATGAGAAGAGGACGACGAGCGCGAGCAGAAGCAACCAAGGGGAGAGATGTTTCCTCCGCATCGGGGGAGGCTCTTGCGAATCGAACCTTGCTGTTTTCATTGTGTAATCTCCGTATTGCCAGACTCCAGGGACGGAACGCGGCGCTTGATGAACTGCCGCCAATCGGTGAACTTCGCACGGCGAAGGGCATACGCGGGGAAGTAGCCCCACGACTCGCGCTGCTCGCGACTCATGTAGAACAGGGTTACGCAACGTTGTCCCCATCCTTCGATGCGATGAATCGTTGTCCAGTCCATCGTATGCGTCTGGAAACGACTTCGATGCACGAACACTCCGCCCGGACGTTCTTCGATGTAGAACCCAGAGAGGACGAAGCTCCGCATGTAGCACCATCGGTGGTTATGAAACGTGTCTTCCTGTTCGGGTTCGAGGAACCGTTGAAGGTAGAGACGCCCCTTGACGAGCGCAATCTGCGCGAGCATCAACGTGTCGGGGTCGTCCGCGCGGGGGACGATGCGCGAACGATTCGGGAGGAGAAGATACAGCGTCCAGAATAGGTGATGTATCAACTCGTCCCAAATCTGTCCGAGCGTGAATCCGAGGCGAAGGCTATTCTTCCTCATCGTCGTCCTCATCGTCGCAGTTCCAGTCGAACTCCACTTCGAGAAGTTCGCCGTCGACCTCGATTGTCCAGTTCTCTCCGTTGACGACTGCCTCAAGGAACTCGCTCTCCATTTCGTCGAGGGCGGCGTCGATGTCCGACGTCTCCTCGCGCTCCGGGCGACGTGCGCCGCCGTGCGGTCCTCCGTGCCTGGTCCACGCGTCGAGCGCGTTTATGTTTCGGGGCTTCTTCATGTCCTTCTCCTAGTTGATGTTCTCGACGACCCAATCGCCGAGGACGAGTAGATTAGCAAAGCCGACGGGTCCGTCGCAAACTCCCGCTTCGCCGAAGCCGAAGGAGTTCACGCCGACCAGGGAGTAGGAGCCGTCCGCGTGTAGCGCGTAGAGCCCACCGCCCGAGTCGCCGTTGCAGATTGACTCTGTCCCGATGATGACCTCGTCGTAGCGAACGACCGCGTAGACAATCCTCTCGTGAAGGGCGCCCTCGGAGCCGACCCCGTAGCCTTGCGCGACGAGGTTCTCACACTCGATAGGCTCCGACGCGATGGTCACGTAAGGCTCGGGAAGAACCTCCGCAACGAACGCGAGCCGGACATCGTAGCGAACGTTTCCGTTGTAGTCGGGGTGTGGGACGTGCGCGACCACGGGGTACCGCCCGACGTTCTCCACTTCGATGAACTTCGGCGTTCGACAATGTCCAGCGGTGAGAACCGTGTGCGGTCCGATGACGGTTCCCGAACAGAACCCACCGCCCGCGAACACCTTCGCGGAGCCTCGACGGTCCTGCGAGGGGACGCCGTCGATGATAGCCGCTTCGGTGCTCCCGACGCGCTCTCCGTCGTGGCGACAGATGGGCGAGTAGTCCATATCGTCTCCGCCGCAACCCGCGAGGGCGCGCCCGAAACAGAACAGGATGAATGCTACGCCAATCCAGAAGACTACGTTGTTCTCTGTTCGTTCACTCATGCGATGCTCCACTCCGTCGGGCAAGGTCCGAGTTCCTTGTCGCAACCTATTGGGTCGTTGTCGTCGTCTTGCGCGAGGGTCGAGAGAAACGCGCTCTCCTCGACGCAGCCGAAGTCGTTGCACGCCACGACGGAGAAGTCTCCCGAGGGAGGGGCGTCGATGTACGTGAGGCGACGGTCGGCGTCTTCGGTGATGTCGTAATCCCACCAAGCGAGGCGCGAGCCGTAGTACGCCTCGACATCCTTCGCCCGCCAGACGAGAACGGTGCAGCGATTCTCCGCGACGGGGGCGTCGCAGGAAATCTCGATTCGCGGAAGCTCCGCGGGAGTTCCCGTGTCCTCCGCGTCGCCGCAACCCGCAACCCACGCTCCGAGGAGGATGATGAGGGCGAGAAGGGCGAAGGTTAGGAAGCTGACGAGGTACCCGAGCGCTTTCTGTTTTTGCGTGTATTTCATTGTGTCCTTCACTTTGTGGCGAACCAGTTCGGTCCGGTTTTCGGTTCGGCGAGAACGGGAACCTTGAGCCCGAGCTTCGGTCCCGCCCCTTCGAGGCACTCCTTCAAAAGCGCGCGAGCTTCCGCTCCGCGTCCGATGGGGTGCTGCGTTAGTACCTCGTCGTGAACCGTGGTCACGATTGAGAACCCTTCCGGAGCGCGAGCCCGGAAGTCGTTCATCCCGATTACGAGGAGGTCGCGTGACCCCCCTTGTACGAGGTAGTTGACTACGAGGCGACAGCCCCGCGACCAGATTGCAGAGTTCACGCGAGAGCGGAGAGGCTTCCCACCCTCACCGTAGCGAGGAGAGAACGCGTCTGCTCCGAGCTTGTACTTCGAGATGAGGTGTTTTGCGAGCGCCATGTACCCCTCTGGGTCGCGTGCCTTCCACTGTTCGGGCTGAAGCTCCGGAAGGTAGCGAATCCTTCCCGCCCGCGTGCGAACCCACGGTACGGGTCCCCGCTTCGAGGCGATGTCGATTACGTGGCGGCGCCACGCCTCGACGCGAGGGTACTTCGCGTGCAGTAGCTTGAGGAGTTCCGCGCCCTCCTCCTCGGGAACGCCGACAGTTCGGGCGAGCTTCGCGGGTCCTCCTCCGTAGAGGAGGAAGCCGAAGTTCACCGTCTTCCCGCCGTCGCGCCCGACCCCCATCGCTTCGCCTGTCTCCGTGTGGAGGTCCTTCCCGTCGACGAAGGCTTGCAATAGCGAGCCGCCGCAGTAATCGGCGAAGTAGCGAAGCTCGATTTGGGAGTAGTCCGCGGACGTGAACTCGAAGCCGGGGTCAGGGAGGTAACACGACTTTATCAGTTCCGCGTATTCTCCGTGACTTGGTTGATTCTGAATATTGGGGTGCGAAGACGAAAGCCGTCCCGTGACTGTCCCGAGATGAAACAGGTCGGGGTGTAGCTTCTTATCTTCCCACTGCAACGATTCCTCGATGAGTCCGTCCGTGTACGTATTGACGACCTTCGTTACGGCTTGGAAGTCGAGGCGAAGCTGCGCCAACTCTGCGCCCGGAGTCGCCTTGTCAACTTGCTCCTGCATCGTCTCCGCGTCCGTCGAGAACGCGCCCGTCTTCGTCCTCTTCTCGGTGCGCCAGAGCCCCGACTCGAAGAGGTCCTGTAGTTGCTTCGAGGAGGTGATGGAGATGTCCCCCGCGAGTTCCTTCCATCGCGCCGCGGCGAGGTCCCGCTTCGTCTCCGCGTCCGAGCGTGCCGCGCGGAGCTTGTCGCGGTCGAGCCCGATTCCGAGGAGCTTCATCTCCGCGAGCGAATGGGCGAAGGTACACTCCTCCGCGAACCAGTCGACGAGCTTCGCCTTCTCCAGTTCGGGGAGGAACTTGTGCGCGAGCGCGAGCGTCCCGCGCGCATCCTGACACGCGTAGGCTAGAACTTCCGCAGCCGAGCGCGTTCCGATGGTGGGGTCGAAGGGAAGCCCCTTCTCCCCGAGCGCTTCGAGGGAGAGCCCGACGTTCTTCCCCGTGACTAGCCACGCGGCGAGCATGGAGTCGCGGAGCCCTTCGAGCGGGTACCCCGAACGAAGCATCATCTGATGGTCGAACTTGGCATTGTGCGCCCACAGACGCCCCGCAAGCGCGAGCGCGCGAAGCCTTTCGCACACCTTGTGCAAGTCATGGAAGGAGGCGTTCGTCCCCTTGTGTCGAAGGGGAAGGTAGTACGCGGAGCCGTCCTCGAAGGCGACGGAGAGCCCGAGGAGGGCGGAGAAGGAGACGTTGATGAAGTCCTGTCCCTGGAGGAGCGGTCCGACTGCCTCCGTGTCGAACCCGACGAGCCCGTCCTCGCCGAGCGCCGCGTCGAGCCTCCGAAGGAGCTTTGTTACCTTGAGCGGAGTGTGCGCGAGAACGTCCTTCGTCTTCATAGTGTCCTTCCTTGCCAGTCGTTGAGTTTCCGAACGCACGCGTCGGAGCAAAACATAATCTCAGCGTCGAACCCCGGAACCCCCTTGATGAAAGTTTCCGAGAGTTTGATTTCGTGGTCGCAGTACGCGCAGTAACCGCGAATCTCGAAGGGGCGATAGTTGTAGAAGTTGTTCTTCACTCGCGCCCCCGCGTCGTCATCTCCCGCCACGCGCTGTTCGCTCGTGACGACGAGGTATTCTCCGGCGAGGTTCATCGGGGGGGAGACGCGCGTCGGTCGACCATACGGGTCGAACACGACCTCGGGATACTCCTCCTCCTCCTTCTCGACGGGAGCCGTGCGGCTCTCTTCCTCCGCGATGACTCGCGCGAGGTACCATGCCGCCTTCTTCAAGTCTTCGAGCTTGTGTCCCTTGTACTCGCAGCGGCAGACGTACTTCAAAACGTTCGCGAGGCGAAAGTCTGTCTTCGCATATGTTTCAATAACGTCGATGACTTCGATTCCGTTTTGATTGTAGTGCTTCGGATTATTGACGGGGTCGTGTGTCATTTCGTTTGTCCTTTTCGTTGCGGGTAGACGTTTTGTAACTCGTAGTCCTTCGCGAACCGCACACCGGCGCGTTGAGGCGTTGCCTATTTTATGAGTGTCCTTTTTCATGGAGCCCTCGGGGAGAGTCGAACTCCCGGCTCGTCGATACCAACGACGCGATTTACCACTAATCGACAAGGGCTTGATGGACGTCTCGTCGCGGGGGGGACGTGCGTCCAACCCCTCGCGACAAGAGCATCCCGTAACTCAGAACTCGTCGTCGCCGAAGTCCTCTGCGTCCTCCTCTTGCTCGACGGGAGCCGGAGCGCTCGCCCCGCCGTTGTACGGGGGACGCGCCTCAAGCGCCTCGAACACGTTTAGATTGATGAAGAATCCCTTCTTCGGGTCGATGACATACTTCGCCCCGGAGCGAGTCTTGATTGCGACCACGTCGTCGTCGACGGGGTAGCCGTTCTTCGTCTCCGTGGGGTGCGGAAGGGCAAGGCGAACGGTGAAGACGCCGGGGAACTTCGAGCGCCAAACGGGACCGAAGTTCATCTTGTCCTTTTTGCCTTCGCCAGTTGAGATGAGTTGTAGCTTTGCCGGTGGTTTTCCTGCCATTTGTCTTTATCCTTTTCTTACCAGTCGTCACCGTCGGTCGTCGCATTGTCGGACGTCGAGTGACCTTTGTTGCTTTTCACTGACGCGGCTTCGTTGCCGTCGTCGTCATCGTCTGCGGAGATTCCCGCGAGCGCTTGCACCGTGTATCGGCGCAGGTATGTCAACGCGGAGCCGAGTTGCTGCGCGTTATTGTACGGAGGAATCTCCGCCGTTGTGGAGATGAACTCTCCCGAGGTATGCACGAGCATTGTGACTAACTGCTTACCCTCTACCATTTGAATGATGGCGAGTCCGTTCGCCGTGAACGCTGGAATCACGGCGTCGAGGACTGCCGTGAGGTCGGCGTACTTGTTTCGGAAGTGTGGGTTCACCCTGTTTCGTGCGGGGTGCTTTATTGCGGCGCGCGCCTGTACGAGCGCGCTCGCCAGCTTCCCGACTGATTCATTTCTTAGCATTGAGGTCCTTTCTTAGTTGTTCGATATGGGGAGCGATTCGGTCGTTGACAGCGTCGAGGATTCCGAGCCACGTATCAGAGAGCGGGTACGCGTGCGCGTGCATATGCGAAGCCCCGCCCTTCACGACGGCGAGGTTCCAGTGAAACCCCGAGAGCGCCATCTGCGTCTGCACTTGCCCGAGATAGTACACGGGCATCGTCGGTCCGTGTTTCTGGAATCGCCCGAGGATTATCTTCGAGTTGCCGCCACGGTCGCGAGGCTCGCGCGAGTAACCATCCGCCCACGGGGAGACGCCATAGTCCGACGTCTGTTTCATCTCCAGAAGGCAACGCGTCTCGCGAGGGAGTTGACGAATCGCGCGGGTCACGTTCTCGGGAGCGTCGAACATCTCGGGGCGAGCGAGCCCGTCCCACTCGGAGGGGACGAAGGAGAAGCCGTCGAGGGTCGTTGCGAGGAACTTCCATCGGTCATTTCCGACGAAGTAGTGGCACTCCGCCGTTACGATTCCGGAGTAGCGCTCGAAGAGTTTTCGATTGTGGTCCTCTTCGTCGCGCCCCCAGAGAACCGCAACTTCATCCTTGAACTTCGGGGAGGTCCCGTCGCGTTTCATCCGGAGGATTTCGTCAAGGTCCCCGTCCATCCAACCTTCCCGCCACCAGCCCATCGAACAGAGTTCGTCGTGAGTTAGCAGTTTGAAGATGTCGCTCGCGGAGATGAACCCCCGACGTTTCCACAACCACTCTTCTTCGTTCTTCCATGCGTCGGCGAGTATCTTCATCGGGAATCCTTTCTGTAGAGGTTTACGATTCCCCACAAGTTGAGCGCGACGTAGAGCCACACGGCGGGGAAGGAGAGGGCGAGCATCGTCTCCGTCACAAGGAAGCAACCCAGAACGAAGAGGAAAAGGTATCGGTTCACAATGCCGCGCCCGAGTAGCCAATAGTTTACGATTTGAGCAACGAACGCCGACGCGACGATGGCGTTGAACATTATCTGCATCTCGCCGTTCATTGTACGTCCTCGAAGAAGGGGTCGCAGACGGAGTCGCAAAGTCGAGCGGTCCAGACAAGCCCCTCGCGAACAATGATAGAGACGTTCTTGAAAGTCCGCTTCGAGGGGGCGGGGAGCCGTCCGACGAGGTAGCTCGTCAGGACTGTCGCCCCGTGTCCGACGCACGCGTCGTGTTTTCGCCGAAGGATTCCGCCGTCTCCGCCGACGACCGCGAGGTCGTGCGCGTCCGCGTAGAGGAGTTGTGCGGAGAGACACTCCGTGTGGTCCTTCGTCATCTCGGAGGCAACTTCGCGAACACACTCTGCGAGCGTATCGGGGGAGGGCGCTTTGTTCTTCGTCTCGAAGCGAGCGCGAATCCTAGAGAGGGCGAAGTCATCTCCAGACTCACCGACGTAGAACCCGTCATACGTCCACCATTTACCCTCTTCCATGAGTTGACGATACCCGTCCTCGTACCCGACGGCGGCGTCCGAGGCGATGTAGATTCGCCCGTCGGCGAGCTTGCTCGAAAATACGACAGTCACAACTCACCTCCGCCCGCGAGAATCGTTCCGATGCGAACGCCGCAGAGAATCCCGATAACAAGTCCCCATAAGAAGAACGTCATAGCTAGTTCCTGATTTCGTCGCGCGAGCGCGTAAGGGTTTCGATGTCCTTCACCGGAACGATGAACCCGAGGGACACCTTCATCCCGAGTTCGCGGTCGAAGTCCCCGCCCCTCTTCGAGGGATAGAGCGGGGCGATGTCGAGAAGCTCCGTTCGGTATGCAGAGAGAAGCCGGTCGCCGATGATGAACACGTAGACGTCGGCTTCACTCTTGTAGATTCCCGAGGGCTTCCCTCTGCACTCGTATTCGAGGAAGATGTTCCCCCACCGCAACGCCGACGGCTCCGTCTTCACTTCGACGAGCAACATTCGCCCGTCCTCCTCGTGAACCATCTCGAAGTCATATCGAAAGTCGCGGGAGCGGTGTGCAACCCGCCATCCGTGAGAGGCGAAGTCTCTGATTACGTGTTTCTCCCCGGCGTTCCCGAAGGCGAGGTCGCGCTCGAAGGCTTTGCGGTGGACCATTAGAAATCAATCTCCGCGCCCGGTAGGGGCGCCGTGGGAACCGCGAAGAACTCCGCGGGTTGCAGTGACCCCGCGTCATCGCGGAGCATATCGAACTCGATTTCCTCCCCACCGAAGACAGACTTCGCGACGCGGAATCGAACTCGATTTCCGACGGGCGGGGAGCCCTTCGGGAGCGAGTCGGGGTCGACGGTGAGTTTGTGCGCGAGGATGATGAGGCGTGCCTCGTTCTCCAAATCGCCAGACTCCTTCAGATGGTAGATGCTCGGGACCTTCTCTCCGTCCGTAAGGCGACGGAACTGCGAAACTGCCATCCCTGCGATGTTGGCGCGCTTGCACGCCTGCTGAAACGCCGTGAAGGTCGAGGCGACTTCGTTGCGTCTGTCGTTCCCTCCATGCCCTCGAACCTTCTGGAGATAGTCGAGCCACACGAGCCGACAGCCTCGCGCCGCGAGAACCGCGATTGCCTCCTCGACCGCCGCGAGCTTGCCCTCGGGGTACGTGAACGAAATATGATTCGCCGCTCCCGATACCGCCGCCTTATTGACCCTCTTCAACTCGGGGTCCGTCAGGAACTTCCGGCGAATATATCGCGAGCTGATTCCCGTCAGATGCGCCAGAACGCGCGCCCCGATGACGTCGGGTCCATCTTCGAGGGAGATGATTCCGACGCGAGTCTCGGAGGCGAGCGCCGCGGCGAGGAGGGCAGAAGACTTTCCGACGCCGGTCGCTGCGGCGAGGATGCCACACGACGCGGGTCCGAGCCCCCCGAGTTCTTCGTCGACGATTCTGAAACCCGTCGCGATGATTTCGGGGCGACCTTCGCGGTCGAGGAAGAAACTATCAACGGCGGCGTTGAGAGTGTCGACCATGCTATAGACTTCAAGTCCCATTTGTCTCCTTCAAGTATTTGAGGGCGGCGGCAACTAGTCGTCGAGCTTCTCTCCACTCAGGGGCGGGGTAGGGTCGTTGGAAGGGGAGTTCGTCGAGCGCGAGGTCGAGGTCTGCGATTGACTCAGCCAATCGGAGTTCCGCCGTTCGAGCCCAACGTAGAGCATGATTTGGAATCGGGTCCAGCGGCGAATCACGGCGTGCGCGAGTGCAGCCTTCGCCCTCCTCGCAACGACAGACACGCCCCGAGATAGAGCAGATTTTTTGCGTTCGCGCTGCATCCTTTACCTGCTTTTCGTTCGCCATTATGGATTCGTCCCGAACGGCTTCGCGAGACTGTCGCGGAGCCGTTGCCTGTAATCGTCGTCGTCTTCGTTTGGTAATCGGGGGCAGTTCAGAACCGAACCCCAAGTGTCCAGAGAGAACCAGGCGCTCCCTGTGTTAGGGCGCGCGGGAGGGAGCCAACTGAAGCGGGGCTCCGTCGGCTCGTCTTCGATGTCGAAGCCGTCGGGGTCGCCCGTGTCGTCGACGAGCATAACCCACTCCGACCACAACTTGAAGTCGAAGAAGATGCAGCCGTGTTGGACGCAGCGAGCCGGAACTCCAAATCCGAGATACGCGGGAGCGCCGCACTGCGGACAAGTGTGCGGCGCTGCGTCGTTACTCTCCGACATAGTACGTCTCCCCGTTCGGGAGGAGATTGCTCCCCGTCTCGGTGAAGGCAAGCTCGTCGAGGAACCGATGCACTCGCGTCCCGAGCGCGACAGACTTCGGCGCCCACGCGAGCGGGGTCGAGATGACGCGCGGATGGAGGTACGACTCGACATACTCCGTTCGCCGCCCCGCGATGTAGACGGGGTTCGCGTCGGGGTATTTCGGGATTTCACGGCGCACGATAGCGCGAGCGAGCTTCTCAAGGAAGACTTCGCCCGCGGTTGCGCGTGTTTTGTTTTTGCCTATGACGATGACCAGAGGGCGGTCGCCGTCGATGCACTCGCGAATCGTGCTCGTAAGATGGCGGTCGACCCACTCGAAGCGGTCGAACGTCCCGAGCGCAGCTTCGCCGTTCTCCGTAAGCCCGATGATGAGGTCGTCCCCATCCGTCGCGAGCACTACGAATGTCGCGTGGTTGTGTGTCTTCATTGTGTGTCCTTTTCGGTGTTCCCACTCTTAGTATACGAAAGAGGGGAAGTGTTCTCAAACTTTCTCAGTTGTTATCGACAGTTACTTCGGGAGAACGACGGGCTCCGCTATGCAGCGACAACCCCATCCGCTCCCCGGATTCCCTTCTTCGTCTTCGCGGGTTCCTCCGCCCATCGGAGGGTCGTCCCACTTCTGGATTGTCCCGTCGAGGGAGGCGTGCCACTCGCGGACGCGTTCGTCCTTCGCCGTTACCCACAGGTAGGACGTGACCCCCGCGAGAGTCGAGGCGCTCCCGAGGAGTTGCGTATTCAGGTTCAGCAACGCGGAGGACGCAGCGTTCCGCGCCCGCGTAGCTGCGACCGCGGTCGCGAAGGCGATAGCGCCCCGCGCCGCCTCTGCGGTCGCCGTCTGGTTTGTGGCGGCGAAGGCTAGGGCGCCCGCCGTTCCGACCGTTCCCGTGGCGACTGCCGCCCGCGAGAGCCATCCGTTGACCTCCTCGGAGATTGCCGTCGCTTGCTCCGAAACCCACTTCTCTATGATGGCGGGGTTCGGCTCGGGGACCCACCGCCCGAGGAGGGTCGAGAGTTGAAGGCGCTTCTCCGCGGAGAGACGTTCGGCGAACCTCCGGAGCTTCGCACGGAGCTTGTTCCCGTTGAGGAGCGCCGCAGAGGAGAGCCCGAGGAGTTCCGCCAGCGCCCGCAGTTGCGGGTCATCTTCGGCGTCGAGGCGAACAAGATGCGAAGCGGTTAGCTTCTGCGTCCCGATGCGCCCGACGTCGTGGACAATCTTCGCCCGGAAGAACTCGTATTCGCGTTCGAGGCGAAGCGGGAGGGAGAAGTTCGACATCTCCTACAGTCCTTGCTCGGGGGCTCCGAGCCCCGCGAGCGGATTGACGGGGGTAGGCTTCGGCTCTCGCTGCTTCTCCTCGAACTTGTTCGCGGGAAGGGGCGAGAAGATAGCCTCCGCCGTCTCCTCGGTGAGAGGGAACGAGGCGAGGGCGATTGCCTTCGCCGTTTCGATGGGGAGGGTCCCGTCTGCGGCTGCGATGGCGAGGTCCTGTAGCGCCTTCACTTGCGCGCCGTTCAGAGCCGCCTTCTGTGGCTCCGAGCCGGGCGGGGTATCTAGTCCCTCGGGGGAGCCGACGGGCGCCCCTGCGGTGCCTTCTAGCGCCCCGGCGACGCCTTCCTCGACGACTTGCATGTCGGCGTCGAGTTCCGCCATCTCCTCAGCGCTCCGAAGCTCGTCGGGGGTCATGCTCGGGAAGAGGGTGTTCTTCTCCCGCGAGCGGTGAGAGGCGACCTTCTCGGGGGTCAGAACGTTCGCGGCGACGAGCGCTGCGTCGGCGCCCGCGACTTGCGCGTAGTTGTTTACCTGGTCCTGTAGGCTCGGGGTCCAGAGAGACGGGAACTCGACGCGGAGGTCCTCCGGAACCTCGCCTCCGAGGGGAGACGACGGGTCGACGAGGAGGGCGCGGTAGACGTCGAGGATATGGGGTCCGAGTTCGAGGGACTGCTCCTTCGCAACTTGCTGGTTCCAGATTTCGAGGTCCGACTGTCCGGTCGCGTTCAGCCCCGCGGGGGACATACCCCAAAGGATGGTCATGGGCTGTCCCGACGAACCCGCAACGCGCTGCATCGCGGAGAGGACGACGTTCGCCGCCTCCTGTAGCTTCGCCTCGACGCGGAAGAAGTCTTCCTCCTCCCCGAGAACGATTGCGCGGAAGTTTGACTTCGCCGCGTTGATTAGTTGAAAACGTGCCTGGAGAAGGTCGGCGTTCTCGGACGCGAGCATACGAAGAAGCCCCTCGACCTTGTAAACGGGAATCGAGTTCTCCGCGAGCGTGTTCAGGATTGCGCCATACGCCATCTCGAACTGTTTCAACGCCTCGTAGCATCGGCGAAGGACAGAGTCTCCCCATCCGTCGTTATCTCGGAAGCGGTCGTCCGTCGTGGTCACACCGTACAGGGGAAGGATGTAGCTCGCGTCGACGACGATGGAACCGACGACGGGCTTCCCCGTCTCGCCGATACCGTCGAAGGTCGGGAGCTTATAGTCGTAGGAGAGAACGGTCGAGAAGTTCTGGTCGACGAGGTCGGCGTTCCAGCTTCGCGCGGTGAGGTCCTTCGACGGAACGGAACGGAGGAACTGCGGAGGCGCCGCGGGGTCGCGGGGCTTCTCAAAGTTCGAGCCGGAGTCGGAACCGATGAATGTCCCGCCGCCCCCGAAGAGGCGCGAGTAGATGCGCGTCTTCTTCACGACAGCGGTGACGTCGAAGTTCGCTTCGCCCCATGCGACCACGTCGCGGCGAAGCTCCTCGGTCGACCCCTTCCAGACGAGGTCATACCCGCCGCGGAGGGAGTCGAGCACAACGCGCTCGACGATGGTGGCGGCGACGTCGTTGTCGAGGTAGAGCGCTTCGAGGGTATCGTCTGCTAGCTCGTCGTTCTCTGCGAAGAGGTAGCTCGTCGACTTGTCGTAGCCGGTGATTCCGGCGCCCGTGGTCGAGGAGTAAAACCCGTCGAGGCGAGACACGTTACGGAGCGCGTTGCGCCCCGCCTCCGCGTCGAGTCGAAGTTGTTTCTGTTTCGCGTAGCGTTCTCGTCTGCGAGCGTTGCGCTCGTCTTGTGTCATAGCCATTTACTTGATTCCAGATGCAAAGGTTCCGGCGAAGCGGAACGCGTTCGCCAAGTTGAGAGGGGTGTTCCCCGCCATGAAAGCGAGATAC